GTTTCCTCACGACTATGGTAAATACAGTAAGAGCTTATAGTTATGGAGTGCTGGAATGGCCAATATTACACGAATTAAGAATAATCAGATTACTGATCAAACAATTGAGTACACAAAGATTAAACCTGGTACTCTTGTTGGTACAGTATTCAATGCAAACATTACCCTGAACTCTAACGTTGTTATTGTCGGTAACTTAGATGTTAGCGGTACAACTACAACAGTTCAGAGTACCAATACATACATTAACGATCCGTTGGTTATTTTCAACAACGGATTTGCAAGCACTCCTGCATACGACATTGGTATTTTAGTTAACCGTAATTTAACTGCTACCGCTCCGTACGGTAGTGTTAACTCTGCATTTGTTTGGCAAGAAGCAGCCAAAGGTTTTGCAGGTGTAATGACAACAGAAACTGGTACAACAGCCGGTGCAATTAACAACAGCGGTTATGCCAACTTGTTTATTGGTAACATTTACGCTAACACTATTACAGTTCGCGATACAGTAGATTCTACTAGCAAAACAACGGGTGCTGTTATTATTGCTGGAGGTTTGGGAGTTGCTAAAACAATATATGCTGAAAGCATACAAGGCACACCAATCGGTACACTAGTACGAAACGCAGGTGAATTTACAACAGTTATCACAGGTGGCTTACAAGCACAAGCATTGGGTAACGTAACCCCTGGCACAGGTGCTTTTACAACATTATCATCAAACGATCAAACAACATTTACCTCTGGTACAGACAGCACCAGCATTGGTACAGGTGCAGTACAAATCACAGGTGGTTTGAGTGTAGCTAAAAATATCACTGCTGATTCAGCAGTAATTGGCACGTTGGTAACTGATAATTACAGCACAGCTAATGCACGTATCACTGGCGGTTATATCGATAACACAGTAATTGGTAGTCTAACTCCAAACACTGCGGCATTTACCACACTAACTACGACCAGTACAATTATATCCGAAGGTAACGTTGTTGCTAATGCAACAACCACAAGTACTTCGCGTGATACTGGATCGTTGGTTGTATTGGGCGGCACTGGTATTGCAGGTAACTTAAACGTTGGTGTGGATGGTACATTACACCGAATTGGCGGAAAAGTATTATTTGGAGCCGGCCCAAGAACTGCTGGTAACTCAACAGTTAACATTAATCAAAACACAGTTGCACCGTTAACTAGTACATCAGTGTTGCACGTATCTAGTTTAGATGAAAACTCTGGTAAGATTACCCTTGACACAGTAGGTAACACAGCAGTCAGTTCAATCTTCGTTGCTCGTCGTGCAAGAGGTACTTCGGCTACCCCATTGCCGGTTTCTAGTACAGATATTCTTGGCGGATTTGTAGCACGAGGATTTGGAGCAACCGACTTTAAATTAAATCCGTTGTATGACTCAAACGGTTTAATTATTAATGCCGCTGAAAACTTTACGGATTTAGCACAAGGTACAATTAGTAGACTAACAGTAACACCAATTGGTGCTAATCTAAGTATTACCAGTATCTATATGGAAAACAACGGTAACGTTGTTGTTCCGGCAACAACACAATCTACTTCTACTACAACAGGCGCATTTGTTGTTGGTGGCGGTATTGGTGTAGCTAAAGATGCAATCATTGGCGGCAACGCATTTATTGCAGGTGATTTAACAGTACAAGGCGATTTAACATATCTTAACACCAGCACATTAACAGTTGAAGATACGCTGTTAGAATTAAACACTGGTCCAAACGGCACTCCATTATCATCTGCTACTGTAACAGACGTGGGTATTCGTGCTCACTACTACGATACACAAGATCGTTCGGCTTTCTTTGGTAGAGCAAGCGATACTGGATACTTTGAGTATCACGCATTAGCAACTGAAGTATCTGGCAATATGATTGGTACACACGGTACCATTAAATCTGGTGAACTATGGTTAGCAAACACAACAGCGGCAAGCAGTTCAACAACTGGTGCATTACGTGTTGACGGCGGTGCTGGTATTGCTGGCGATGCCTACATTGGAGGCACACTAAATGTAACAGGCATTACAACATTAGATTCAACACTGAACGTTAATGATCCAAGTTATTTAAATGATACACTAACTGTAACTGGCATTAGCTTGTTTAACAGTAACGTTGTGATAGATGCCATTACTGAAAGCACAGACAGCACAACCGGCGCATTAGTAACAATTGGTGGTGTTGGTATTGGTAAACAGTTAAACGTTGACGGCAAGAGCTGGTTCAACGATATTACTGAACATACAGCCAACGTGGTAATTTCTAGCGGTATTGACGCATCAAGTACTACAACTGGTGCATTGTTAATTACCAATAACGGTGGATTAAACGTTTCTGGTAACACATTTATTGGTCATAACTTATACATTGGCGAAAACGCACTTGGTCTAAACTTACCGGCAGCAACTATTATTGCTGTTGAGGATGGTACAGACTATGCTCAAGTTGCATTGAAGAACGTATCTTCGACTGGATCAAGTGACTTTGCGGCCTACAGTGACGATGGTGATGCAGACAGCGGTTGGGCAGACATGGGCTTTACTGGCTCTGCGTTTGCTGACGGTAATTACACTATTACCAAGCCAAACGATGCTTACTTTATTGTAAGACCAAAGGATGGTACTTACGGTGGTAACTTAGTTCTAGGAACCAGCGAACTTGGTAGCTACAACGATGTAGTCATTGGTGTCGGCAGCTTCCACGCTAATGCTGAAGTTGCTAGATTCCACGGAAATGCCACAACCGATGGTTACATGACTATTAGCACTGGCACAAATGCTACAACTACAACCAACGGCGCATTACGTGTAGTTGGCGGTATGAGCGTAACACAACGCGGTTTCTTTGGTGGTAACTTAGTTGCCGCAAGCACAACAAACAGCACAAGTGCTACAACAGGTGCATTGGTTGTATCTAACAATGGCGGACTTGGTGTAACAGGTAATGTATTCTTAGGAAATGCTGTAACAATTAACAGCACTAAGACAGCTGGCCAAGACTTCCTAGTTAAAGGTAACACAAACGAAACATTAATTTGGGCAAGACCAAATGCAACTTACGACCAAGTTTTAATTGGTAACAGTGCAAGTGTTAGCGATTTAGTTCAGGGTGCTAAACTACAGATTCACTCAACTGATTCCATGTTGATTCCAACTGGTACAAATGCTCAACGTCCAAGTAGTATTGGATTCACTGATGTAACAGGTATGTTGCGTTATAACACAACACTTGGCTATTTGGAATTCTACACAGGAACAGACTGGGATGGTGTTACTACACAGTTTACAGTTATTACCGACGAACAATTCACTGGTGATGGTTCAACCGTTGATTTCAATTTAGGCGGAGCAACTACTACTGCCGCAACGATTGTAAGTATCAACGGTGTGATTCAGATTCCTACACTAGCGTATGCTATTACAGGTGCAAACAACGATGTATTAACATTTACAGAAGCTCCGTTAAGTACTGATATCATTGATGTTCGTAGACTAACAACCACTCAAAACGTATTGGGTATTGCTAGCGTTAACGGATACATGCAGGTACAAACAGACAACAGTGGTGTTTATATCTACACTGGATCAACTAATACATTAGTAACTACCAAGTGGGACACAGATGGCGCAATTATTAACAGTCGTGCCAACAGTACTGTAGCCACAAATGGTGTAGCAACAACAATTGATAGTTTCCCAACTGGTACTTATAGCTCAGCCGAGTACACAATTACTGCAACTATTGATGGAACAAATATTCGTGAGATTGCAAAATTAATTGTAGTTCACGATGGCTCGACAGCATATAGAAACGTGTATGGTGTTATTAGCACAAGCGGAAATGCATTAGTAAGTTATACCGCAACAGTAAGTAGTGGTAACGTCTTGTTGAGAGCAACTACAACAAACGATGACACAATTTTTAGAATCGCTAAGAATTATCAAGCGATATAATAGCCAGAAGGGAGATATGGAACTATGGCAAATAGTAATTTTATAGTACACAATGGTCTGACAGTAGGTGGTCTAACCATTGATGCGGCTACTGGTGATATCACCACTACCGGTGTTTTAAACAGTACAGCAACAGGCACAACCGAGTATTCCGGTGATTTGGTAGTTCAGGGAAACTTAACTGTTAATGGTAACACAGTTACATTGACTACAGAGAGTTTAGAGTCAACTGATTCTATCATTTATTTTACACCATCGCCAACTAGTATTGCACACGATACAGGTTTCGTGGGACACTACATTAGTCCAGACGTGGGATATAGCCACATTGGTTTAGTATTACGAGATCAAAAGAATAGTGATGGAAGATTTACATTCTTCCAAAATTGTAGTACAGAGATTGACAACTATACTGTGCCTTGGACAGATGCTAACATTATGTTGGCTAACACTCGTTCATGGTCCAGTGACGTTAGCCAGTTGCGTTATCGTACAGATACAGGAAACATTAGCGTAACAGGCAGTTATCAACAAGCTGGTATTAAGTTTACAGCAAGCTCTGCTCCTCCAACTGCATACACAAACGGGTATGGAGATCGTTGGTATGATACTAGTTCAGATACACTATACATGTATACCAATGATGGTACTAATAGTGTTTGGGTTGACATTAGTGCGATCCCACAAAACTATCAATCTAATGCAACGGTACAAGGTTCTACATTAAGCATTTCTGGTGCCGGTAGCGTAGGCGGTAACTTAACAGTTAGCGGCACAATGTTAGGTACTGCTAGTCAAGCAAAATACGCCGACTTGGCAGAAATGTACCTTGCTGATGGTGATTATACAGCAGGCACAGTTGTTGTATTTGGTGGCGACTTTGAAGTTACTCAAAGTACCAAAGACCACGATACAGCAGTAGCAGGTATTATTTCTACAGATCCTGCGTACCTAATGAATGCAAACTTCCCAGTCGGTAGCTACTTGCCGGTTGCGTTAACCGGTCGAGTACCATGTAAAGTTCAAGGTCCGGTCGCTAAGGGAACAGTTCTTGTAACAGGCACAGAACCTGGTACAGCCAAAGCAATTGAAACTGCTAAATTTGCTCCAGGTGTGGTTATTGGTAAGGCTTTAGAAGCTATTACAGATAACAGTACTCAGACAATTGAAGTAGCAGTAGGGAGATTTTAATTATGGCATTTCCATCAAGTCCAACAAACAACCAAGTTGCTGTTATTAACAACGTAACTTATACATACAACTCAACCAATGGTGCATGGAAGCGTAGCACATTAACTGCTGGCACAGATGCAACAATCAATAGTTTAGTTATTCAAAGTGGTACAGATAGTTCTAGTACTACTAGTGGTGCATTACAAGTAACAGGCGGTGCTGGTATTGCTAAGAACTTATATGTTGGTAGCACAATTTATGGTACAGCAACACAAGCCAAATACGCCGACTTAGCTGAAAACTATACAGCTGATGCACAGTACGAGCCAGGAACAGTTGTTCATTTTGGCGGTACAGCAGAAGTTACACAATGCAACGAAGATGGTTGCAAGCGTGTAGCTGGTGTTGTAAGTACAGCACCTGCATACTTAATGAACAGCGAATTGGCAGGAGAGTTTGTAGTTGCAGTTGCACTACAAGGTCGTGTTCCTGTCCGCGTATTTGGTGCAGTTACTAAAGGCGACATGCTAGTTGCCGCAGGCAATGGTGCGGCCCGTGCAGAAGCAAATCCACAAGTTGGTCAAGTTATTGGTAAGAGCTTACAAGACTTTAACGGCCTAGAAGGCATTGTTGAAGTGGTTGTTGGTCGTATCTAAACTATCCACAAGTTGAATTATATAGGGGCCGTGTGCCCCTATATTTTTAACTAAATATTGTAAATGGATGTATAAATGGCATTAACTAGACCAACCGCAATACAAGTTAATACAATTAAACAACAAATTGTAGATCCCATTACGGTTCTTAATCAAGGCGCAACAGTAGCTAACATTGACGTTGGCTTTTTGATGAATCGTAACGCCGGCGTAAAATCCAACGTAGCTCTTTATTGGTCAGAGTCTGGTAACACCTTTGTTACAGGATACACTTCTAGTGGCGGTGTAACAAACGCAAACGTCGCATTAACCAGCTATGCAAATTTAAAAACCGGCGGCGTAACAATAACTCCGAGTGTAGCATTGCCAAGTACCAGTACTGGTACCGGAGCATTGGTTGTTACTGGTGGTGTGGGCATAAGCGATCAATTAAACGTTGGAGCAAATGTAAATGTTACTGGTAGTATTTTACCCACAGCCAATGTTACATATGATTTAGGAAGCCCAACACAACGTTGGAAGAGTCTTTGGATTAGCGGCAGTACAATTTACTTAGGTGATACTACTATTAGCAGTAACAGTGGCGGCATCAGCGTTCCTGGAGATGTAAGCACCACAGGTAACTTTATTGCTACAGGTAACTTATCTATTGGTGGAGTAGACATCAACTCTACAGGATCAAATTTACAAGTAGTTGGCGACATGTCAGCAACAGGCAATGTGTCAACTACTAACATACTAGCAACATCAATTAATACCACAGGTAATGTAACTGCCAACGGAAATTTAAATGTTTCTGGCGTGGTAACCACAGATAGTCATTTGAATGTGGCAGGCCAATTAACTGCACAAGGTAACGTAAATGTCACTGGACAATATCTTGGACTAAGCAGTGGTAATTTTGCTGAGGAAAACGATGCAGTTACTAAAACTTGGATTCTAAGAGCAACTACAACCAATGAAGTAGAAACAGAATTGTTTATTGACGGGGCAAGCACAAGAATACCGGTTGGGTACAATAGAACTTTAACGTACGATATTTACGTAGTGGGCCGCAGAACAGACACCATTGGTTTCAGTGCTGGCTGGAACATTAAGGGGGTAATTGATAACTTTGCTGGCGTAACAGCAGACGTTGGTAACTTAACAGAAGTTAACATTGCAGCCGATGACCCGGACTGGCTAGTGGACGTTAGAACCAACGACATGACAGATACTTTAAACCTTTATGTTACAGGTAAAGTTGGACAAACCGTTCGTTGGGTAGCGTATGTAAGAACAGTAGAGGTAGGACAATAATATGGCAAGACGTGTACGTGCGATTAGTCTTAACGCTATTTCCAAGCAAATTCAGTTAAGCAATACGGTTGTTAGTGCTATTCAAAATTCAGGTGGTGCTACACTAACAGGTACAATTCTAACCGCAGACCAGCCAAATATCACTAGCCTAGGTACATTAATTGGGCTAGATATCAACGGTGTGCTAACAGTAGCAAATACAACAGAGTCAGAAAATAGCTCAACTGGATCTGTTAAGTTTGCAGGCGGCCTTGGGGTCGCTGGCAATGTTAACATTGGACGCAATCTTGGTGTTACTGGTAATATTAGAGCAACAGGAATTCAATCCACACCAATTGGTAGTCAAACTCCTAGTACTGGCGTATTTACAAGTTTAACTGCCGACACATTGAACGTTGCTGGTGGCGGATTAAACGGTGTAGCCATTGGTGCAAGTACGCCCAGCACTGGTGCATTTACAACATTAACAGCTACTAGTACGGTTAAAGCTACCGGAAATCTTGTTGCGGCAAGTACAACAGACAGCATAAGTGAAACCACTGGTGCATTAGTTGTTAAAGGCGGCGCCGGTATTGCCGGAAATGTCTACCTGGCTAAAAATTTATACATTGACGGTGGAATTACTGCATCAACATTGAACGTCGCCGGTGGCGGACTTAATGCAGTCGCAATTGGACAAAGTACTCCGGCGGCCGGCAAATTTACATCGTTGCAATCCACTACTGTGGCAACGCTTGAATCGTTGTTAACTGGTAATGCACAAATTACTGGTGGGTCTGCAATTGGTTTAACTCATTTAGAAGCTGATGATGTTGATTTAACAACAACACATACCCTAAATTTCAGCACAGCTAACGCAGTTATAACTGGCGGCAGTATAAATGTTCCAATTATTGCAACAGATAATTTTAGCACAGCTAACGCAGTTATAACTGGCGGCACAGTACAAAGTGTGAATGTGATATCCGCAAATACAAGAGTAAGTGGCGGATACGCAGATAACTTCCCAATTGGTGCTAATACAGCGGCCCCTGGTAGGTTTACTACAGTTACGTCAACTGGTGTAATTACAAGTTCCGGAAATCTAGTAGCAAATAGTCAAACAGCAAGTACAAGTACTACAACAGGTGCATTAGTAGTTGCTGGCGGCGCTGGCATAAGTGGTAATGTCCATGTTGGTAACTTAACTACAGCGGGCACATTAATTGTTAATGATTTAATTGTTAATGGAGCTGCCGCATTAAGCGAGATTGCTAGTGGAAATGCTAGTGTAACGGTTACTCCGGGTACTATTACATTCACTGTAGGCGGTGTAACAATCGCAGAAATTACAGAATCAGGACTAACACTAACTGCCCCGTTAGCAATGGGAGGAAACCCAATTGGTGGGCTAGCAACACCTGCAAGCTCTGATCAGGCCGCTACAAAAGGATACGCAGATGGATCTGCAAGTGCTAGTGCTTTTCCGGTGGGAGATTATGGCGAAATTTCTGGAACTGCATCGCAAGATGCGTTTGGTCAGAGTTTAAGCCCGTTAAGCTACTACGATTTAAAAAATACCCCAAATGGATCAGTTTTAGTTAAAGATTTACTAACAAGCGGCACAGAACCGCTTGCCCCAATTTAAGATAAATAGAGTATAGGAGAATAGGAAATGCCAACAGTCGTACAGTTTAGACGAGGAACCACAAACCAGAATGATTCATTTACTGGCGCTGACGGTGAGTTTTCTGTTGACACCAACAAATATACCATTAGAGTCCACGACGGTGTTACTGCTGGTGGAAACGAGTTATTAAGAAAAGACTTAACGAATCAACAAGTTATTACAGTTACTAACATTGGTACAAGCCCTACTTCGTTAGATTCGTTTGATGCATCGGATTTTCGTAGCGCCGAATATTTAATAAGCGTTACTGATACAGTAAACAGCTATTACTCAACACAGACATTAAATATTGTCCATAACGGAACAACAGCGGTTGTTGCAGTATACGGCGTAGTAGTAAGTCCAACTAATGCAGGCACACTAATGAATTTTAGTGTAACATGTGCGGGCGGCACAGTTACTTTGTTGGGTACAGGTGCATCGACGAGTAATACAGTTAAAATGCTAAGACGTTTGGCACCAGTCTAACAGGATTATAATATGCAAATTTTACAAAAACTTTATCGTTCTAGCTATGTGGGAGAAACAATAACCACAGAAATGAGACATAGTGGAGGCCGTTGGGACATGGAAACAGAATTCGTTCCTAACAGCGTTATTAACAATCAGATTAGTAACAAAGCGGTAATTATCGGCAATGGCGTAAGCAGAAAAGGATTTCCGCTAAACCCTATCCAACAGCACAAAGGCGGCTTATTGGCAGCAGGTGCTATACAAAGCTATGGTTGTAATGCAGTCTATAGAGATATGAAGCCGCACTTTTTGGTAGTTGGCGGTAGCGATGAAATAATTCAAGAAGTACTTGAGTCTGGATACTGTGACACAAACATTGTTTATGCATCGTCTCAGAACGTTATATCTTATCCTGGTAAATTTTATCTAGTACCGCAAGATGTGCAATTCAACACCGGAGCAGTAGCAACTTACTTGGCTTGCTTTGATGGTCATAAAACAATCTACATGTTAGGATTTGACGCCGAACACGGAGAGCTTGAAACAAACTACTACCAAGGCACAAATGCATATTCTGGTAATGCCAATACTAGTTCGTATTATGTTAAAGCATTGGCACAAATAATGAATCTATATGACGATGTTGACTTTGTTCGAGTGATGCCAACCTTGAAAGCAGAAATGCCAGAGGAATGGAAATACATTACAAATCTTCGCCAAATTACTTATAGAGATTTTACTCTAGAAATTGACCTTTAAACACTGATTCTGTTGTGTGTAATTTATCCACAATAGCAGTAAATTTAAAACTACGCCACACCCCCGGATGTAATGGACGGGGGTGATCCTTTAGTGGTACCCAACAATATCCTCTATGCTCGTGATTGAGTTCTGGAACAAATTCTTGTTCTACAGGAATTAAAAATGTGTGGAAAACAAATTTAGCATTGTCGCTGGTAAATTGTTCTATGGGAATTATTTTACTATAAGAAATAGTAGATCCTATTTCTTCCTGTATTTCTCGATGTAGACCTTGTATAACAGTTTCGTTGGGTTCGACTTTACCGCCAACTAGTCCCCATGAGTCTGCATGCTTAGTAGCATTACGTAGCAAAAAAAGATATCGTTGAGTAGTTGTGCAATATATTAAAGCACCACAACTTTCTACAGCACGATTCTCCATTCACCTTCTCCGTAAATACCTTCAACGCTTTTGGTCCACATTCCGTTAGACCATTCGTATTGCGTGTTAGTATTTAAGTTAGTGATGTACTGTACTGAATTTTCTTGCCGGCTATCAAATGATACTCTCCATCCTGTGCCATTGTATTCGATTACATCGCCTGAATTAGCAACAAAATGTGCTCCATCGACACCACCCCATGCTACTGCTCCTTCGTTATTGTCGTAGTCGCCGATGGGATTTAATATTAGATATCTTGTTCCGGTATCAGGAGATAGCAAGCCAAGTTGATCTACGTTTACAGAGAACGGATCGATAATAGCGTCAACTGGATCCAATGTGTTAGCAGGTAGAGTATCTGGATCAACTGTAAACAATAACACAGATTCGTCGGATGGATGATATGACACATGCCCTACAACTTCGTAACTGCTTTCAGTATGTTTTAATCGTAGTTGAGTAGTGCCGTTGACCAGCGTACCAAAATCTTCAATGAGTGGGCGCCATTCGTGTTTAGCATTAATGCGTATTTCTGGAATTTTATTGTCTGTTGGAGCCAACAGTTTTAAGGTGTTTCCTGTGTATAGTACTCCGTAGTCTCTCAAAGTAATCACTTTGCTAGACATCCAATCGCCACCATTCCATGCATCATCAACTAAGTTACCGTTGTTGTCGTACAAACCGTTTAGTATACGTTGCACAACTCCCATCTTCTTAACTTTGGCAGGAGTAGTAATCCAAATTGGCATACTAAACTGCATGGTCATTACACTAATAGATTCGTCGCCGCCTGCGGGAATAGTTCTGCTATCCCATGTTGTGCTATCTAAGAATACAACACTTAAACTAGTCCAATCGATATAATTATCTGTATTTTGTATTTCCAAACCTGGATTAAACAAGGTTGCGATTTGTTCAAACAGTTGTAATTTTTGTTGAGTGTTGCTGGTCCAAATATCTAACTTAAGAGTTAGTTTATAAGGCACAGGCATTAAACGTTCAATAGTATATGCATCGCCCTGTGTACCTAGTAACTCACCAGTATCAGGATCATACGAACGTTCACGCAAATTCATTTTGCTTACAAAATTTGGTTCTTGCACACGCTCTCTGTCGTAATCAAGGGCACTTACGTATACGGCCATTGCTGGAACGTTTGGTAATGTGTTTTCGCTGTTGCCGCGAATAATTTGTGCCGCTTGTCTGCTTTGATCTCCGTACATAACCGGAACACGCTGTAGTGCAATAGCACCGTCGCGATCCTTGCCGAATTCAACTTGGAACCCAGAAATCATGCGAATAAACTGTTCAATGAAACGTCGTACTTGTCCGTCGTAGAAAAACTGTTGAGCCATTAGTTATCTGCCCTTGGTGTAAATGCTTTGCTTAAACTTTGAAGAGTATTACGAGTCTCACCTTCGGAGTCTAAGTAAGTTGTAGTATCGTTAACAAATCCACTACGCAAGGTCTTATTGTTTGCGCCTGGTGTTAATGAAGTACGTTGTACATCTTCAATTTTAACCCAGCGTCTGCCATCAAATCTAAATAGTCGATTTGGTAGATAGTCTGAACGTAAGAAGTAATCGCCAACTGCTGGCTGTGCTGGGAATTCTATTCCAAGCCCAACAGGTAAGCCGTTTGGACCTAGTCCGTCGCCTGTTAAGTAACCTTGTATTTTAGCATTAGGGCTCAATGGTGCTTCATCAGCAGTTTCGTCATTGGCATCAGCAGTAATATTAGTGTCAGATGCTAGATCGCTATCAACTGATCCTTCGTCGCCGTCACTAGTTAACGGTTTAAGGTAGATTGGCTCTGTATTGTACCCTGACTTAGGAACAACTGCTTCTGCTTGTGCAATTACAGCGTCATTAATTGCAATTTGTGTGTTATATGTGCTTAATAACTCGCCTAAAGGAGTGGTTGTGTTCTCGCCTGCGGTAATGTTATTAAGAATGTCTTTGTATTCTTGACTATCTACTAGAGGATTTAATTTAACACGCCATAAGTGTGGCCACCATGTTGGACTAAAACCTTCGCTAGCAAACGAGCAATCGCCCACAACATAATATCGTTTCAATGCCGCTGGTACGTCTTGGTTTAATGCATCGTAATCTTTTAAATGCTCTAGCTCTAACACATCACCGGCCATTAATTTACGCCCAATGGTGTCAACCATATCACGTAAGTGGAATACCATAAAGATCGTTCCTGTTTGTAGGAACAAGCCAAATTGGCTTAAGTCGAAATCCTGATCTTGACGCTGATAGATACCACGCATTTTGTAAATGCTAGTGTCGTACTTACGGTCTCTGTTTTCAACAAACAGCAAGTCCTGGATATTTTGCTCACTTTGGTTGGTGTAGCTAGGTTGGGTAGCATCATTGGTATCGCCCTGATCTATAGTACCCAAATATTTGTGTATATGAATACCGGTACCGCCAATGGTAAACATTTCGCTGATTCTGCGATCTATAAACTTAAAATCGTTTGAGTGTTTACCGTCTTTCCAAAGGCTTAAACGTGGCATACCAAATCCTATAT